CTTGGACGAATTCGCGTTCGTTCCAAATCACATCGCTGATGCCTTCTTTGCATCTGTTTATCCTACTATTACTTCTGGTAAAAGCACAAAAGTCATCATAGTCTCAACGCCTCATGGCATGAACCACTTTTATAGGATGTGGCATGATGCTGAGAATGGAAGTAATGATTATATCCCTACTGATGTTCACTGGTCTGAAGTCCCAGGAAGAGATGAAAAGTGGAAGAAGCAGACCATTAAGAATACTTCTGAACAACAGTTCAAGATTGAGTTTGAGTGTGAGTTTCTAGGTTCTGTTGATACACTTATTGCTCCTAGTAAACTTAAGACACTTATCTATGACAATCCCATTCAAAAAAATGCTGGATTAGATGTATATGAACCACCAAAGAAAAAGCATGACTATGTAATGTCTGTTGATGTAGCAAGAGGAGTTGGTAATGATTACTCTGCATTTATTGTCACAGATATCACAGAGTTCCCACATAGGGTAGTGGCAAAATATAGAAACAATACTATAAAACCAATGCTTTTCCCAAATGTTATTTGGGAGGTGGCAAGAAAATATAATGAAGCATTTGTATTGTGTGAAGTAAATGATATTGGAGATCAAGTAGCAAGTATTCTTCAGTATGACTTAGAATATCAAAACTTACTTATGTGCTCAATGAGAGGGAGAGCAGGACAGATTGTTGGACAAGGATTCTCAGGAGCAAAAACTCAACTTGGATTGAAGATGTCCAAGACAGTTAAAAAAGTGGGTTCTTTGAATCTAAAAACATTAATTGAAGAAGATAAGTTATTCATTAATGACTATGAGATTATCTCAGAACTTACAACCTTTGTTTCTAAACATAATTCATTTGAGGCAGAAGAAGGATGTAATGATGACCTTGCCATGTGTTTGGTCATATATGC